AAACTGATATGCTCCTTGCCAGCGAAGATCAGAAAAATACAATTAAATTAAACGCAATTAATAAAGCCATACAGCAGGAAAAAGACTTCAATAAAAAGAAGATGCTTATAAATCAAAAGCAAGATTTATTAATTGCGTTTAATTTAATTGTATTTTTCTGATCTTCGCTGGCAAGGAGCATATCAGTTTCAGTTTGAAAGTTTACCAGATCCTTTTCTTCTTTTGCAATTTGCTCTTCTTCTTCTTTTTCAAGTTGAGCTAATTTAATTTCTTCTCTTATTAAGTTTCCTTTTTGTATGAGAAGAGTCTTTTGGTTTTCAAGGTTTTTTTCATTCGCCAGTTGTTGATCTATAGTTTTAATTTGAAGTTGAATCTTTTGTTCGTCTGTTGATTTCGCTTTTTCTAATTCTAATTGAAGGGCCTTATTAGTTTGTTTTTGTTTTTTAACATCTGACTTTAAATTATCCTGCTCTTCTTTTATTTTTGCAGCTTGTTTTATAATGGCCTTTTTTTGTTCATTCTTTTTAACTAAATCCTGCTCTTTTAAATTTGTGGCATCTTTTTGTTTAAGAAATATATCATCAATAGCTTTTAAATCATTTACTAATTCCAGGTTTGTTTTTGTTACGTCTTCTTTTACTTGATTGAATCCTAATTTTATTTTCTCACCTGCGGCCTTAAAATCTCCAGCCAAAATGTCAGTGATAAATGCAAATGAAGCGGCAAGCGTAGTGCCTATAAAATTTCCTAATTGAGTAAATACAAATTTTAAAATAGCGGCCGCTTGTACAGCAATCTTAATTCCAGCAACAAGTTTAGATAAAGCCCCTTCATTTTTTTGGAAGTCTTCGGCTAATTTTGTAAGTATAACTGCAACCTTTGAAACTATTGGAGCAAACCTTTCTCCTATTACTTCTAGAACATCTCCGAAGGCATTCTTCATTTGAATTAATTTTCCAGTTCCCTCTGCAGCAGCAGCGGCCTGGCCTCCAAATTTTTTATTTAATTCTTCCTGTACTGCAACAAGCTTTTCTGAGGGGCTCAGCCCGGCTTCAAGTGATATGCCATATCGGCTTAAAGCATTAGTGGAAGATCCAATTGTTTTTCCCACTAAATCAGAAGCCGTTTTTAAATCAACTCCCATAGCGGCTGCAAAATCTAAAGTTGATTTTAAGAGATCTTCGGTAACTTCATTTTGTCCTAAATAGGCTTGTAACTGGGCTTGGGCTGATATGATTGCCTCGTCTCCAAAAGTAGTTACCTTCTGAAGACCCGATGCAAGGTCCTGATATTTCTTACTTAATTGAGCTGTGAATATTCCCTGATTTACTAATGATTGATTAAGGGAATTTACTGCTTTCTCTTGTCCCCTAAATGCTTTTAGAGAAACACCAATAAATCCTACAATTGCAACGCCGGCAAACTTGGCGGCCCTTCCAATTCCACCTAAAGCCGCTTTTGTCCTATCAAGGGCTTTCCTCCCAATGGACTTAACTACAAGTATTAATTCAGCGCGTCTTGTGGCCATTCTTCCTTCCAATTTTCCGATTATTTTTTTCTATTTGTTTTAGCTCTTCTTTTGCTCCTTCAGTTGCCACAAATAGGTCAAAGCAAAAATCATCTACATCATTTTTTGCAATGTCAGAAGGTAGTCTTCCATATCTTTTTGCAATTACATCAAGTTCACTTATGCGCTTATGCGAAAAGCTGCGAACAGTTTTTTTTTACCATAAGTAAAAATGAATATCTCTTCATATAATTTTTGAGCTAGCTCCCATTCAGTAAAAAGATTGTCAACAAAGATACCCTCTAAATCTTCTTTCTTTCTTTTAATTTTAGGCTCTACAATTCCAGCAAGAAAAACATTTGAATAAAGCTTTTGAAGTTTTTTAGAATTAAATTCAGATCCATCATCTTTTCCAACTTTATATGTTCTATAAAATTGAAGCACTGATTCTGATCCGTCTAAGTAGTCAAAAGGCGTGATTTTTTTTATCTTAAACTTCATACCTAAGATTTTTATCTTCTTAGTTTTATTCAGTTCTTTTTCTAAAGTTTTTCCAGAGAAGAAATTAATCATAATTGGCCTGCAAATTTGTTAACAAAGCTTGAACTGCAAATCCAGTTGCACTGGAGGCGTCTCTAAGAACAGCAAATTCTACGTCTGCTTTTAAAATTTCATCGGGTCCTCCAATTTCTGGATCCCCCGCGTTCGTCACAAATATTCTAGGCATATCAATTCTTAGTCCCTTCCTAATTAAAGAAGTTGTTAATGTTTCTCCAAGAAATTCAAGTTGTGCTGACAATTGAGTTTCAGCCAGCATTGCATCATAAGCAGTTGTTGTATCAAATCTTATTGAGGCATTAAAAGTAAATATGGCCATTCCAGGAGGCAATATATCTATTGTGTCTGATCCAATTCTCCTTGAATCTGTATCTCCTTTAAGACTATTCCCAAGGCCCCATTCAACGGTTTGAACATGCCAGAAGCTTGTAGATGTTAAAGAAGCAAAACTTGTTTCAACACTTATTCTTCCATTTACAAAACTTAAAGGACTAGATTGAAAACTAGTAAGAGACGAAGACACATCATTTGCAGTTAATGTTGAATCTTTTCCCATCAAAGAAACGGTGCCTTTAACTGCCTCATCCAATTCGGCTGTAATACCGAGCTCATTTATTCTCATTCCTGAATATTCAAATATTTTTCCACCGGAAGACTCTCCCTTCCTTACATTGAAACATAAAGAAGTATTTGTTTGATCTGTTATAGTACCAATCTGAAAGGTATGACTAAATGCCAGGCCTCCTGCGGTTTCTCCAGTTGCTGTTGCAGAAGTAACCGCTCCTCCAAATGCATTTTGTAAAAAGAATCCAAAAGCCAAATTTAAAGGATCCACAAAAAATTCAAGATCTCCTTCAATGACTCTCCCTAGGCCTATGCTTTGGCTGAATGTTCTGCTTGTTTCTATTTGCTCTAAAGTTTGTCTTTCTTTGAGAGTTTTTAATGAAGATGATATGAAGTGAATTCCTGCTGTTGCCGTGGTGTACGTTCCAAATGTAGTCTCTCTACCGACTCCAACATAACTTAAAGGTGATATTAATCCACTGTCTCCGATTGCCATTGTTATTCCCCCTTAGTGAGTTGTTGCCAAATAATTATAATAATGATCAATTCCAACTTTTTGAATCACTTGATCTACCTGAGCAAGCTCGGCTTTCATTCTCCGTCTTCTATTATGAGCCTGTTTTATTAAAACGCTATCAGCAGTTTTATACCTATATTGAATTTGCTCTTCAAGATTTGTAACTTTTGCACAAGTAACAATTGATTTTTTGCTACATTGAATAACAGGAAGTTTGAATTGCTTTACATATGTGTCCAGCCATTTAGCCGAGAATAAAAGATTTGATGAGGTAAAAGCATAGTTTCCTTCCTGATTTACAAGGAATACATGCCTCATATAATTGTGTTTTCCATCTCCATCTTTATTAAAAGAATAATAGTTTCCATCGTGTTCCCAAGAATAATCAAATCCTATTAATAATATTTTATCATAGCCAAAGAAGTTATTTCTTCCGTTGTTGTTCGATTGAGTTAACATTACAACTTGAGCATTGCTAACATTTGTGGCGGCTGGTATTACATTTTTACATCCAGATATACTTATAAATTCTTTCTCATATTTCATAGAATCCATATTGACAAAGAAATAATTATTCTTCCATTTAGCCTTTTCAGTCCATTCTGGATTTCCACAAACATTAATCATTAAATGAATATCATGAACCTGACTTTTCCATGGCTCTAAATATTTTTCATAAGACACATTGGCATCACATACTAAACAATAAGTGGGCATTATCCCATTATCTAATAAATGGCCCAAGGTTTTATCACAACAAAAAATGTCTACATTTTTTTGATGCTTTTTAATAACATCAATGTTCTGTTCAAATGAGGCTCCATTGGCCACGACTAAACAAGCCCTTCCTATCCCTATATTTTCAAAGGCCGCAAAAGAATTCATTTTATATTTAGAATGAGTCTTTGCGTTTTCTCTCCATTGTACACACCACTGTTTATATGCACTTTTTGATTGTTCTTTTACTTCAAAATCACTTTGCATTTTATCCCCTAATAAAAAACTATAGCGAAGAAATCCATGATCCCTATCCTCATCATTGAGTCTTCACTCACGTTGACATTATGATATTCTACTCTGTCTACTCCAGTCCATTTAGTATTTCCCCCTAAACCTGGATCCTGTCTTAGAACTTCTTCTATATTTTCCATTAATCTCTCAATTTCATTATCAGCATCATCGACTAAATCATCAGTTACAGTTGATAAAAATACAATACCTGCAATTTGCATTTGCAATTTAGCCTTTCTCTTCGCTGTCAATTGATCCCTTGCAATTGTGGCTTCTTCAGGAACTTTATTGTCATAATAGATAGTTACGGCCGGATAAAAAGAAGGTTGTAATGGAATGCGAGTTAAATTAATTGTGCCAACTTCTATAACTCTGTCTGTCATTCCATTTGATAAATCTAAAGGAGATGCAGTTGTGGTATTGGCAGTATCTAATAAAGATTTTATTTCAGTTTTAATGGTCCCCAAAGGAATGACTGACATTAATTCACTCCTAAGAAAGATAATGTTTGTCTAACAATTTTTACTTGGGCTTTATCAGATAGCCACATGAATTTTCTCATTGGCAATTGTTTTCTGGGCTCTGTGTCATTATCATGAGCAAAGGCATAGGGAAATCCTGATTTAGTTTTAGCATTATTTATTAATAAAACTATCTCTCCCCTGGAGCTGCTGGATCCAAACAATGCTGGCTTTGTCTGTTGCCTTAAAAATCCATTATCTATTAATATGTTATTCCCAGCCTTCCCCATTCTAGCTAATCGTGTTCTTGTTGAATCGGCCCATGGCTTCCAGCGCCCATCAGGACCCATTTCTTTTGCGAAGTGATCCATAACATCTTTAAAAGCAATAGGACTAATTTCAGTTACATATTTATTTACACCGCCATCAATTTGTTCAACTTTAGATGTAAGTTTTCTTAAGAATTTCCTCATTCTCTTGTCATCGAATCTTGCAAAGTCTTTAGGAGAAGCCATTTAAATTAGCTCCTATCAGATCTGATTTGATCTAATTTATCAGGATCGACTGTCCATTCAAGGGGGTCATCTTCATCGAATGTAGAATTAAATTTATCAGTATTAGATAAAACTAGGCTTGGGCTATCTCTTTCAGTAAGTTTAACTCCATCTTCTCCTAGTATATCTGATTTGTTTTCCTCAATTAATTTTAAATTATCTAAAACTCTTTTAATAATATTATCAGCCCTTTTTAATGAATCCTTTGAGCCCCTAGAAAGGCTTTCCCACATATAACCCCTTGCAAGTCTCTGACAAAGGGTTATTAACAGTGGAGGGTTTGTAGAAAAAGCTGTAGTAGTCATAAATGTACTTACATCATAGCGCTTTGAAACCCATTTATTGATTTCGTCTTGTGCTTCTTCAATTGAGAATTCAGCCAACTGAGTTGTTGCTGAATCGAATTTGATTCCAACCATAAGAATATCTAAAGCTGATGTAGTGCAATAATATCTACTCATTCTTTTTAAGCCAACCCTTTTTCTCCCATTTAGGGAATAGATGTTTTAATTTTTTTACACTTCCAACATAAGAAGACTTGGCTTTCAAAATAACAGCCTTACCACCTTTGTCTTTTCCCATGACATTAGTAATTTTGACAACATTTTTGCCTCTGATTTCAACACGCTCTCCATCTTTGCATTGAAAGGCCGGCTCAGGTTTATCAAACTTCTTTTTAGGAGCTGATTTAAAATCTTTCTTTTTTGACTTTTCATTTTTGAATGGGCTATTCACTAATTACCTCTGTTCCCTTCTGGTTTTTTAGAAGGCCTTTTTTCATGATTCCGGCTAAGAAATCTTTGTGTTTACTTTCTCTTCCAACATATGTGCTATATTTACAGCCGTTGTTTTTATAACGGACAAGAATTATTTTTCCATCTTGTAATCCAGTATGTCTTAAATACTGTCTGACATAATAATATTTTTTTAAAGGAAGATACTTTAACTCTTGCCTTTGCTTTTGCATTGCTTTGTGAATTCTTCGTTTTGCTTGAGCTGAAGTCTCTTCAATTTCTAAAGTAGTATCTTCAGGACTTTCTTCATTATTTGGCTTTGCTATTTTAGCAACTTTTTTTCTTCTGGCCATTTAATAACTCTCCTAATAAGTGGTTTTTAAAAAACTCTGCCCAGAGGATTCCAGACAGAGTTTGGCAAATAGAACGAAAATTAAATAATATCTTTAATTAAAAATCCAGACAAGGAAGAAATAATTTTAACCTGATATTCCATATTAACTTCTATGATCTCAGATTCTTTTTCTTCTTTTCTCCATCTTTTAACTAAAGGTTTTGCTTTGTTGAATATGACTCCAGCAGTTCGGGTTTTTAATCCGGGTCTAGACTTCATATTGCCAGTCCAAAAAACATCACCCAACATAAAAGACAAAGAGCTTGTGGCACCTTTTGCAGAAGTGTCAATTCCGGCTGCAGAAACTTTTAATTTCTCCAAACCAAAAAGACCTGCTAGCAATACTTCGCTAACATCTGAAGTCACATGCTTAACTCTATCTAAAACACTGACATGATTTTTCAAAGACTCCAAAGCATTATGAGCAATTAAGCCCACATTTGCTCTTTGACCGCTATTCAACAACACTTGTGATGTTGCTGTATCAACTGCCAAAATTGGGTTTGAAGTTGTGGTATTTGCATTCCATGCATTTGCGGCCGATAAAGATGTGTTCAAACTCCAATTAGTAGTTGTAAACAAATCAAGAAAACTTTTTTCTCTTCTTCTGAGAATTGTGTCTGTCAATTCTTCAGTTGTATCTGCACGCAAATCTCCAATATCATAATTCTCTGCTAAAGGATCAGGAACTGGATCATGTAATGAATGCCTTTCTAAAATATAGGTTGCAGTCGACACATCAAATGTATGACTATTTGATTCTGCTCCCATTGCTCTTGATGTTTCAGGAAGTCTGAAATTTCTTTCATATATCCTATATTTATCACTATTTTTTTTCACGGGTACCATTCCAAACATTTCATCTGCAATGAATTCCATGTTTCTATATTTTACTGATAGATTTGATAAGAGTTTATCTTCTCTAATTGCTCCAATATTTGGCATAATCAAGCCCTCCTAATTAGTTGGCCGATTTAAGGTATAGACTTAAATCCGGGATTGATTAATACCTTGGCAATAGTACCAGTTTGAGCAATCGTGGCATCAATTAATGTGCCTACAAAACTCGCGCCGGCTGTAACGTCAACAAACGGAATCCCTCTTCCGCTTGTGTCAGCTGCAACTAATGCACCCGATGTGACTGTATCATTGAAAAATAACTCCGCTATCCCAGCAACTTTAACTGGAATAGAGCTTGTGGTATCTAAAACAGTATCTAAAGTTATTCCTATTGGCTGTTCTAATGTACCTGCTGGAGCCTTAACAACATCTGCAGTCCCAGTTGTATGAGTGACAATTCTTTGGGAAGACAGCGTAGTGCCCACCTTAAAAGACTTGACAATTCCTAAACTCATCATCTGTTCCTTTGTTAAGATTAAAAAAAATCACTTAATTGTTAGCCAATAAAGTGAACAAATTTATTCTTCGCTTTCTCCTTCGCCTTCAGCACTTTTCTGGTCTAAAAGTTCTGCTGATACTGACCTATAAGCTGTTGAGTAATCACATTTATTTTCTTTCATAAATGTTTGAATCAATTTCTCATTGGCTTCATCGGAGTTTGAATTTGTATTAATTTTGCCTTCTTCAGAACCCTCTTTAAAGTTAACCTCAGAGGCAGATTTAAATAATTTTAAAAACTCTTTCATCATTTCTTGTTTATTTAAATTCTTTTTATTAATTGTATATTCTTTTTTCTCTTCTCCCATAAATGCAAAGAGGTGGGGCTCCATTGCAGGACTTAAAAGTTTTTCAGATTTTAATTCTTTTGCGAAACTTTCCAATTGTGTCTTTTTTTCGCTAGCTTCTGCGGCTGCAACTCTTTTTTCTGAATCAATTTTATATTGTTTGAGATCTGTTATTTCTTTATCTTTATCTGCATCATCTGTTGAATATTTTGAAACTTTTGATTCTAAATCTTTGTTCTTTTCTTCTGAATTCTTGAGATCATTCTCAAGGTTAATTTCTCTTTCTGTTTTTTGCATTATGTCCTCCTGTGGAATGATCTCATAAATTTTTGAGTCAAAAGGTTTAATTTCATATGAT